TATCACGCCCGTCTGGGCATCTGAGATCGAGCCGTTTCCCATCCGCGTGACAGAGAAGCGACTGCCCGAGGTAAAGCATTACGGAGATGTGCATGGGTTGAACGGCGCAGAGATGGAACCGGTGGATATTATCACGTTCGGCTCACCCTGTCAGGATCTGTCCATTGCGGGCAGACGCGAGGGGCTATCGGGCAGCCGCTCCAACCTCTTCCATGAGGCCGTGCGCATCATCCGGGAAATGAGGGAAAAAACCAATGGAAAATATCCACGATGGGCTGTGTGGGAGAACGTGCCGGGCGCCCTGTCCTCGCAGAATGGGCAGGATTTCCGCTGCGTCCTCGAAAGCCTCATCCGCATCAAAGAACCCGAAGCAGATGTTCCTCTGCCGGATTCGGGAAAGTGGATGCCAGCCGGAGAGATCATGGGAGACCATTATTCTCTTGCCTGGCGAATTATCGACGCCGCGCAGGGTTGGGGCGTCGCACAAAGACGGAAACGTATATTTGCTGTCCTCGATCTTGATGGACAATGTGCCGGAAAGGTTCTCTTTGAGTCCGAAGGCGTGTCAGGGTATACTCCGCCGCGCGGAGAAGCGCGGCAAGGAGCTGCCGGAAGTGCTGCGTCTGGCGCTGGAACGTCAGGCGAATGCGACGGAGTAAACCTGGCCGGAGGCTTCTGCACGGAGCACAGCGCGGACAGCCGCGGCATCGGCTATGAGGACGAACGCGCACCTACACTTCGCGCAGGTGTTGTTCCTGGCGTAGCCATTGAATTCAATCCCACCGACAGCCGGATCAAGATCCGCGAGGATGGCATCTGTCAGACGCTCCTTTCCCGCATGGGGACGGGCGGCAATCAGGTGCCTCTGGTCTTTGGCATCAGCGCCGATCAGAGCAATGCCATGCTTTCGGAAAACCCGCATGCTGGCATCTATGAAGCAGATACCAGCCGGACGCTGGACTGCAACGGTGGTTCGCCTGCCTGTAATCAGGGCGGCATGATCGTTGTGGAGCCCGTTGTATTCACGCAGAATCAAAGAGATGAAGTTCGTGAACTCGGAGGCCAGTCGGGTACCATCTCGGCCTCCCCAGGCACCCATCAGCAGACCTATGTAGCCCAGCAGAAGCATCCCAGCTATTGCATGACCACCGGCAATTTCACGCAATTAGGCGAAGAAAAGACTCCACCTATCATGGCGCGGGACTATAAAGACCCGCCCGTGATCGGTAAGGATGAACCAGTCTATTCGCTGGATCGAGCCTGCTTCAATGCCGGACAGAATGCGCAGTATCGGATGAACATCGGAGAAGAAAAGGCGCCGACGCTGGTCGCGGAAGGCCCGTCCGCCGTTGCTGCACCCACGGATTATCTTGTGCGCCGCCTTACTCCCGGTGAGTGCTGTCGTTTACAGGGTTACCCGGACGGATGGTGCGAGAATCTGGATAGTCCGGCTCCGTCCAACAGGGAGACTGACCGCTGGGAAGCCATCTTTGAGGAGTGGCGGATTATCTCCGGAAGTAAATGCAAACCCAAAACCCGCCGCCAGGTCATCCGCTGGCTGCAAAATCCCCATACTGACTCAGCTGAATACAAGGCATACGGAAACAGCGTCGCTGTGCCGTGTGTCTTTTTTGTTCTCGCAGGAATCGTATGGGCTACGGAAAGTGAGGTGAACGAGCATGAGAACGCTTAATCTGAACGGCTATATCGATGAGGAAGTCTGGTACGGCGACGAGATCACGCCCGCTATGCTGCACGATGCGCTGTACGGCGAGAACGAGGAATTCTCCGACGACGTATGCATCATCCTCAACAGCTACGGCGGCTCCTGCAATGCCGCTACCCGGATGCACGACGATATCCGTGCCTATCCCGGCAAGGTACATCTGGTGATCTCCGGCACGGCGGCTTCCGCTGCAACGGTGCTGTCCATGGCAGCTGACACGCTGGAGATGACGCCCGGCAGCCTCTATATGATCCACGACCCTTCTACCTTTGCCTGGGGCAATGAACGGAATTTCAATGAAGCGATCATGCTGCTTCGGGCATGCAAGGAAAGCATCCTCAACATCTATGCCTGCCGCTGTCCGCTGGAGCGCGGCACGGTTTCCGCTATGATGACCGCAACTACATGGATGGATGCGGGTTCTGCGCTGGCGCACGGCTTCATTGACGCGGTGGCTGATCCGCAGTCCTCTCCTGCCAACAGTGCAAGGGCGCATGTGATCAACCGAAAAGATGCGGAGGCGAAGGTGCAGGTGTGGCTGGATCGCCATAATCCTCAGACTCCGCGTCCCACTCCGGGAACACGAAACTGCGAAACACCTGTCATCGTGCAGACGGTTCCCGAAATGGAGCATGTCCAGGCGGAGGCGGAAGTTCCCACTGTCGAGCCGGAGACCCAAGAACCCGGTGTTCCGGCAGATCAGCTTCACAAGAGACTGAATCTGATCAAACCCAACGACCGATAAATCAGGAGGTATACAAACATGAGCAAGATTCTTGAAATACGCCAGAAGCGCGCCGAGACCTGGGACCGTGCCAAGGCGTTTCTGGACGAGCATACCAATGAGAACGGCGTGATGAGCGCCGAGGACACCCAGCAGTACGAACGCATGGAACAGGAAGTTGTCGATCTTGGCCATGCCATCGAGCGCATGGAGCGCGCCGAGCAGATGGATCGCCAGATGAACGATCCCACCTCTCGTCCTCTGGCTTCCCGTCCCGAGAAGTCTCCTACCGGCAGGATGGGCCGTGCGTCCGATGAGTACAAGCAGGCGTTCTGGAATATGATCCGCAACCGCAGCGGTCATCATCTGCTGCATAACGCCCTGCAGATCGGCACCGACTCCGAGGGCGGCTTCCTCTGTCCCGACGAGTACGAGCGCACGCTTGTTCAGGCGCTGGCAGAAGAAAACCAGCTGCGCACCCTGTGCACCATCATCCGCACCGAGTCCGGTGACCGCAAGATTCCCGTTGTAGCCAGCCACGGCACTGCCAGCTGGGTTGAAGAGGAAGGCCAGATTCCTGAGTCCGACGACGCTTTCGGTCAGATCTCCATCGGCGCGCACAAGGTGGCGACTATGATCAAGGTGTCCGACGAACTCCTGCAGGATTCCGTTTTCGACATCGAAAGCTATATCGCTTCCGAGTTCGCCCGCCGTATCGGCGCTGCCGAGGAGGATGCATTCATCAACGGCGACGGTGTGGCCAAGCCCACCGGTCTGCTGCACAACACCAACGGTGCGGGTGTCGGCGTCACCACTGCGGGCGCTGCGCTGACTGCGGATGAGATCATCGACCTGGTGCATTCTGTGAAGTCTGTCTACCGCAAGAAGTCTGTTTTCCTGCTGAACGACAGCTCCATCAAGGCCATCCGCAAGCTGAAGGATGGCAACGGCCAGTACCTCTGGCAGCCCGGCCTCAAGGAAGGTCAGCCCGACAAGCTGCTTAACTACCGTCTGGTGACTTCCGCCTACATGCCCGAAGTCGCTGCCGGCGCCAAGCCTATCCTGTTCGGCGACTTCTCTTCCTACTGGATCGCGGATCGCCAGGGCCGCTCCTTCCAGCGCCTCAACGAACTCTACGCTGCGACCGGTCAGGTCGGTTTCCGCGCCACTCAGCGCGTGGACGGTCGTCTGGTGCTGGCGGAAGCCATGAGGTGCCTGCAGGTCAAGGGCGCGTAACCACTCGGAGAGGTTCCTGTGATGGAACCTCTCCGCTTCTTTTGAAGGGAGTTGAATCAAATGAGTAATACGGCGCGTAACTATCATGCCCATGGCGGCAGCGAATGGGTTATCGGCGGCAAGCTGACATTCCTTCCTGGAGCGACTGTGGAGGGCGCGGATACGCTTTTTGGCGGACTGCCTGAAGCGGAGCTGATCGAGCATACCCCGGCCTATGTTCCCGATAGCGAGGCTACTACGGTAGCTGCGCTGCGTGAGGACTTCAATGGTCTGTTGGCGGTGCTGCGCGAGGCAGGAATTCTGGCTTCCGCACCGGCAGATGACGAGCAGCCTGCTGAAGAATGACGGCGGTGATATGCTGTGATTCTGACGGTCGATGAAGTTAAAACCCATCTGCGCATCCAGCATGATGAAGAAGATGAATACCTCGAAAACCTGATCGCGCAGGCACAGGGCGCAGCAGAGGATTTCTGCAGGACAGAGTTTCAAGCTGCCGCTCCGGAGCCGGTTCGTCTGGCGGTTCTCCTGATGGTTTCCCACTACTATGAAAACCGCGATAACCCTGACCGACAGGTGTATCTCGCTATGCGCACGGCTTTTGAGAATCTGCTGTATCCGCACCGTGATCCAGAGAAGATGTTCTGAGGAGGCGAATTGAGTGAGAGGTTATAAAAACTTTGAATCCAGTCCGCATCCCGGAGATCTGAAGCACCTGGTGGAGATCGGTTATACGGAGAATACAATCAATGCAAACGGATATCCCGAGCCCAAGGACGTTGTTGTGTGCAAAGTCTGGGCAGCCGCCATCGACGCAGGTAACCAGCATTACCGCGCAGCAGACGCCGTCAACACCGAGGCTGTAGTCAACTTCACCATCCGTTACCGAACTGATGTGAAGCCCGGCATGTGGGTACGTTTCCGCAATATGAAGTGGAACATTTCTACGCTGGGTGAATACGGCTTCGCCAGAAACTATCTGGGTCTGAAAGCCTCCATTGCGGAGGGCGTCAGCGGATGAAACAGGTTCAGGATGCGCTCAGTACGCTGGGCATTCCCGTTATGGCCGGCATCTGGCGGGCGACATCGCCTGCACAGAATCCGCCTACACAGTATGTGGTGTATTCCACGACTACTACGGAAGGATCGCATCACGATGATCATGTTACCTCCTTCCGCACCTATGTATATCTCAACCTGTGGAGCGATATCGACCCGACAGAAACGGCGAATCGTATTCGCAGCATGATGTACGCAGCGGGCTTTTCTATGATCGAAGAGTCAGACAAAGGCTACAACCAGCCGGCATATGATTCGGCAACACGCCAATACACGGTACAATGGACATGGTGTCTGCGAGAGGATGTGAACTAACATGCCTCTGAAAGTGGACGGGCTGGATAACCTGATGACCGATATTGCGCGGATGGCATCCTCCATGGACGCCGAAGGTGCGGGCGCTCCGACTGCCAGACGTATTCTGACCGAGGCGGCACAGCCCATTCATCAACAGATGAAAGCAAATGCCAGCAAGGACCCGCAGCCCAGATCGGGCGATCTTCGCAAGGCGCTGAACATCGGCAAGGTGAAACGCAGCAAAAAGCGTGGTCAGCACATCACCATCGGTGTGCATCGCAAGGATTGGGACAATGAGGACTACTATCCCGCCTATGTTGAGTATGGCCACGGTGGTCCGGCTCCTGCTCCGGCACATCCGTATATTCGTCCGGCTTTCGACACCCGGCAGGATGAAGCCTTTGAGATCATCCGTGACGGACTGCGCGACGCGCTGGACAATAACCCTACAGAATAACACAAAGTACAGGCTCGTTACGGGTCTGTGCTATTTCTATGCAATTCAAGGAGGATATCAAACATGGCTGCAACTGCTTCTCCGACCGTATCTTCCACGGTCGGTCTCAAAAATGTGGTCATCGCCCCTCTTACCGAGGACACCGAAGCCACGCTGACCTATGGTGAACTTCAGCTCATGGCGGGTGCTATCGAAGCGTCCGTAACCCCGGAAAACGCCGACCCGGACGTTCAGTATGCGGATGACGTCGAGTTCGATGTGCTGTATCCTGACCCGGAGCTGGCGTTCAAAACCAAGATGGCCGACATCCCTCTGGTGATCCAGGAGATGATTTTCGGCAACCGCATCGACGATAACGGCGTTCTGATCCGTTCCGCTACGGACAAGCCTCCGTATTTTGCAGTCGGCTTCATGAGCGAAAAGTCCAATCACAAGTACCGCTATGTGTGGCTGTACAAGGTGCGCGCCAAGCCTGTGACCGAGTCCTACGCTACTAAGGAAGGCGGTACCATCACTCGCCAGACCGGCGAAATCGAGTGGACTGCGATCAAGCGCACTCACGACGGTCAGTACCAGGCCGTTGCCGATGAGGATGAGAACGGCTTCACTGCTGCGAAGGGTGCTACCTTCCTGCAGAGCGTGTACGAACCTGTTTTCGCCAACTCCGGCACCTGATAACTTTGCCGCTGTATAGAACAGTCTGTACAGCGGCTTCAATCTTGATCTGTGGAGGATGCAATCATGATTACCTGTAATCTGAACGGTAAGAAATATCATGTCGACTTTATCAGCGGACGCGCTCTGCGTGAGATGGAGCCTGCTGCCAAAATGTACGGAAAGATCGTTGCTCTTTCCAATGCTGCCGTCAAGGGTGAAGAAGTTCCCGAAGACAGCAAATTCACCATTCCGGAAGCAATGGATGTGATGATCAAGTGGTTCTGCATCCTCTTCCAGAATCAGTTTACCCCTGACGATGTGCTGGATGGTTATCCTGTAGATCGTCTGATGCACGATATTGCGCTGGCGCTTATGGCGGTACAGACGCAGACCACCTCTATTCTTGACGAGTTCCCTACGAAGGCAGCGCAGACGGAGACGGCGACGACGCAAACGGAAGCCGTGAGCGAGGAGATCCCGCTGTTCTGACGCTGCACGATTTCATATATTCCACCTACAACTCTCTGCTGGAAGGCGGCTGGCGCATGGCAGAGATAGACAGCATGGATATGCTTGGCTTTCTTCGTATCCGCGCCTGGAAAGCCGGACAGGAGAAGAAAAAGAAAGAACCTCGCCGAGCTTATATCGACGAGGTCTGGGGCAATTTGAAGCCCGCATGATGATATAAATACACTTCTTGTGCTTATCTAGGCAGGTGAAAACCAATGAGCGAGACGCTCCGTGACCTTGTGGTGTCGCTGTCCCTTCAGTCGGACAACTTCACCAGAAATATCAAATCCGTCAACAAGCAGATCCAGGAAGCGGAGTCGTACTTCCGCCTTGCGTCTGCTGGTGTAGAAAACTTCGATAATACGGCTTCCGGGCTTGCAACGCATCTGAGTACGCTGGAAAGAAAGCTGACGCTGCAGAAAACAGCGGTTACACAGTATCAGGGCGCCTTGGATGCGGCAAATACGAAACTGCAGGAATGCTATGACCGTCAGGTTCAGTATGCACAGCGTCTGGAGGATGCAAAGAAGGCGCAGCTTGCGCTAAAAGACCAGGTTAAACAGGCAGCTCAACAGGTCAAGCATTTCTCTAACACTCTGGGAGAGTCTGACTCAGCGACTATTGCCGCCCGCGCCAATCTGGATGCGCTGAAGGTTGAGTATAGAGAATCCGTCAGGGAAGTCAAAAAGGTCGCCGGTCAGAATACGGCGCTGAAGAAATCCACGCAGAATGCTGCGGATGCGGTTACTACCGCAACGGTTCAGCTCAACCAGGCGAACGCCGCTGTAAAGATAACACAGTCGGAGATCGACAAGTGTAACCGTTCTCTGACTCTGGCAAAAACCAGCTGGGATACCGCTGGTGAAGCAATTGAAAAAAGCAAAACGGCTCTTGTGACCATCGGCAAGCAGATGCAGGTGGCGCAGAGCCGTTTTAAGTTGGCTTCTGCCGGAGTAAAGGATCTCGATAAGAGCGCAGAAGGTCTGTCTGCGAAGCTGACGCTCCTACGGGAAAAGCTCGTTCTTCAGGAAAAGAGCGTCACCGAATATGAGAAGGCGCTGGCGGCCGCAAAGGAACAGCTGAAGGCTGCGCAGGATGCCCATGATCCTGACAAAATCAAGCACGCTTCAGACGCTGTTATTGATGCAGAAGCCGCGCTCATCGATGCGCGGGCGGCGGTCAAAGGCACCCGCGCTGAGATTGAGGACTGCAATAAGGCGCTGAAAACGGCGCAGTCTGCATGGACGCAGGCCGGAAAGAGCTTGGAATCCTTCGGCAAAAAGTGTGATTCCGTCAGCAAGGCTATGACCACGGCAGGCAGAACACTCACAACTGTCATGACTACGCCTATTCTCGCGCTGGGTACGGCAGCGATCAAGGCGTCAGTCAGCTATGAATCCGCCTTTGCATCGGTCAGAAAGACTGTCAATGCGACCGAGGAAGAATTTGAGCGTCTTTCCAGCCAGATCAAGACGATGTCCACCGAGGTGGCAACTTCATCGGACGATATAGCCGAGGTTGTCGCCATTGCCGGTCAGCTGGGTATTGCCAATGATTATCTGATGAATTTCAGCCGCACCATGATCGATCTGGGCAACAGCACCGATATTGTCGCCTCGGAAGCAGCCAGCACCCTTGCCAAGTTTGCCAACATCATGAACATGGATCAGAGCAAGTTCGGCAACCTGGGCGCTGCCCTGGTCGATCTGGGTAACAAGTATGCGACGACCGAATCCGCCATCATGAACATGGCCATGCGTCTTGCCGGCGCCGGTCATCAGGTCGGACTCTCCGAAGCGCAGATTCTGGGTTTCGCTGCGGCGCTGTCCTCTCTGGGCATTGAGGCTGAAATGGGCGGTTCTGCTTTTTCCAAGGCGCTGGTCAAGATGGAAGTCGCTGCCGCTACGGGTGGCGAAGCTCTGGATGATTTCGCCAGGGTGTCCGGCATGACTGCCGAGCAGTTCAAAGCTATGTGGGATACCGATCCTGCAGGCGCTTTCCAGGCGTTCATCGAAGGTCTTGCCCGGATGGACGAGGAAGGCA